CATAAGGTAGTTCAGGGTAGCGATCATATAGCATACGCATGATGTCGATATTTATTAAATACATGTAATATGAGCACCAACAACAACACTCCAGACTTTACCAGCCATCAACTTAGACTAGATTGGACACAGTCAGACTTGCCTATTCATTGGTACAACGGCTCACCTTTCTACACACATTTCATGAATGCACTGGGTGCGAGTTTTATAGATGGTGAGAAATTCTTCATAGACAGCCTCATGGTCTACAAAGATGAAATCAGCCAAGATCCACAGCTACAGGCCAATGTACAGGAGTTTATCCGTCAAGAAAACTGGCACCGTTATCAGCACACACTGTACAATCGTTGGTTGGACAGCCAGGGATTGCCAGCAGAACAAATAGAACTGGACATGCGAAATTTTTGGGTCAAGATGAGGTCACGTTGGGGTGATCGAGCCTGCCTGGCCGCTACCATAGCCATGGAGCACATCACTGCCCGCAATGCAGAACTCATGTTGAAATATCGTAAATCATTCAAGATCATGCACCCACACTTTGAATCTGTGTGGCGTTGGCACAGTATAGAAGAAATCGAGCACAAGTCAGTCAGCGTCAATGTATGGAATCGCATCGGGGGCGACAACACCACTCGTAGACTGGCCATGCTGGTGGTGTTATACTATTACACATACTTCATGACTCGCAACACACTAAAACTACTCATAGCCGACCCACAAAGAGGTTCAATTTGGAAGATGATCAAAGACGCCCGCACTATACTGTGGGAACGCCGAAGTGGACTGCTACGCAACAGCTGGAGCTCGGTTTGGGACTACATGACCAACCCCAATTGGCATCCTGACCACACAGATCACAGCCTACTGCTGAAATACTCTAAAGAATAATATATACATACATATGCCACAATTCGAATCCGTAAACACAACCACCCCCCAGCAGGTCATTGCTCTAGTAGCACAAGAACTAAGACTACGCCCAGAAGCCATAGAACTGGACTCGGACTTTGTTGAAGATCTAGGCACAGACAGCTTGGACAAACTAGAGCTGTTGGTACAACTAGAACGAGCCTTCCGCCTGCGTATCCCCCACGACACAGACAAGTTTGAAACAGTGCAGGACCTTATAGACATCGTTCTACAAGCACCCAAAGACATGCGCCCTTCAGCCTTACGCAGAGAACTCAAAGACAAGAACCAACCTCCAGGTCGATAAAGAGCCAAAAGAGCGCGAAGCGCGGCGAAGCCGAAAAAACGGTTAAAAAGATTTTCTTCTGGTCTTTAACTACATACATAATAAAAATCTATATGCTAGCCTAAAAAAATACTGCGCAAAAAATTTTAGATCTAAGATCTACGAGTGGACACCGAAAGTTTTTAAGCATATGGTGTGTAGTAGTACATAGTGTAATCAACAGTAAAAACTGTAACTACAGTAATAAATGGATTGTAGAAGATCCCGCGCTACACTATACTTGTAGTATGACAAAAACTACTACTATTCCAGTAAAATTTACTCTAGTCTTATTAACATTAGCATCTATATCAGGGTGTGGATCGGGAAATTCAGGTAATGGTCTACAACAGTTACCAAGCGGAGCTACTATAACAGTGAGCTCTTGCAATGCTGACATAGTAGACACGCTGAGTAAAATGACTACACCTAGCTTTAACAACGGTTTGGGTGTGCCCGATGCTATAACACACTATCCTAATATAGTGGCTACTGGGGAGTCAGAGGTTAGTTACAGCTGGATTGGGGCTAAAACCACTATACTGTTTGAATGGAATACACAGAGTGGCTCATGCATACAGCAGACTAGTAAAGGATAGTAAAGGAGGGGCGCAGGCCGAGGTACTAGTAGCCCAAAAAAATTGCCGCGCAAAAATTCCAAGAATTGGAGATCAGGCATCATGGGGTTTTACTCTAACACCAACATTTTGCAAGCGGTTGTTGCGCAAGCGCAACGGTTTTATAAAAAGCACCTGACCCCCCAGCGCCAGGTACCACCACCACCCCCGACCCTATTCAACTACGCTTCCCAAAGCCCGGGACCCGATCACCGCGTATGAATATACCCAGTAGGACCACAGCTGACCAAGTGTCTAGGTTGTAGTCTATGTGTAGCACGGGGAACAGAGTGTTCAAAGCCCAGATGGTCAGCAAGGGTCCTAGGACTACTAGGGCTATTATAAGAGCAGCCGCTAGTAGTACTGCTGTGCCTGTGTTATTGTTGCTACTGCTCATACTAACTCTCCTTCTTCTATTAGCTCTTGTACTGCGGCATTGAACTCTGACTCTATGTCCCATACTGAGTTGGCTACACGTATGTCCTTATGACGCTTGCGTAGGTTACTGCCCTTCTGGTACACTAGCCAAACGTGCTCTTCACAGTAGCTCTTGCCTGGTACGCTGGGGTTACAACACACGGGTTTGAGTGGACTGTATTCAGCATCAGGGCCGGTCCACTGGCATTGTATAAGGTGTATGTTCTGCATTTTATATTATGTACTCTTTATTCTTCGTCTATGAGTCTATTGATCTCAGCTCTTTGCTCGGGGGTTAGCTTGCTGAAGATGTGGAAGCCTTCTTCCACACCTGATTGGAAAGCCAGGAACTCTGCTACCATTGTAAGGGCTAGGATACAGCTCAGTGCCCAGAAGTGTTCACCTTCCAAGTCCAAGTTCAACATGCTTAGGATCATTGTGATGGTACCCAGGGTGATAGCCCTGGGCAACCATCTGCTGGTTAAGAAGTTACCCAGCACGGCTTAGGCCCTACGGAAGCAAGTGGTACGAGCCATTGCTTGATAGTTCAGTGGAAAGCTCTTCTTTAGATCAGCGATCTTAAGTACCATCCTTAGACTTAGCTCACGGAGCTTGTCCGCATTGTCTATGATAAAGTCTACGATCTCTGCTTTGACCGCATCGTGGAACTCATACTTGTCCAGCATGCCATCACCTATGATCTGCTTGATGCGGAGTAGTTTCTCTCTGGTTGTGTCCATTTGCAGATCAATGTAGTGGCAACGGCTTTCTAGGGCGTCTAAGTGATCACGGAGCTTCTTGCTTCGAACGTGTTCAAACTTGATGTTGGTGATAAAGATAGCACCTGCACAGAACTCGAACCTGCTGGGTATGCCTTCTGAACGTAGGATCCTGCTGTCTGTGTTCCAACTGATGAAGCGTCTGTTGGAGCTGTCTAAGGCACCCTTGAGGATGTTCAGGCTCAGGTCTTCCATAAGGATACTGTCACAGTCATCAAACACTACGACATTACCTGCCTTTGAGTACTCGTATAACTTAGCGTAGAGACCGATGCTACTCATAGCACCTTTGACGATCTCAAACTTGGGCTTGCGTTCTGCTAGGCTGTCGAACAAACCGTCCTTTTCAAGTACTGCCTCAACGCCGAAACTCTTGCCAACTCCGGGGGGACCTGATACGATCATAGCACGAATGTCACCAGCCTTGACCGCTTTGGTCATGTCAGTAAGGATGTCGAAACGCTCGCGTAGTCGAGTAACGATTGCATCATCGCTTTCTTTAGCGACTTCACGTTCTCTCTGCTTGATAGCGTCTGTATCAAACTCGATTAGGTTGCTAGTGGATGAAGATTTTTTTGCCATTGCTTTTGCCATTTAAGTGCACTCCTGTGTGTGTTATTTAAGTATGTATTATAACAGGGGAACTAGCCCCTGTCAAGTATTAATTAATCCATTCTGCTACCAGCGTAGGCCTGCAAGCCTAGATCTCGCAGATATGTAGCCAACGCATCTGCACCTGCTTCCTTAACAGAAATGCTCTGTGTGGGAATCTTTGCTGGATCCCAGTATGACAGGCACTTGGGTTTGTAGTCCTTACGGAAGCCTGCGGCTAAAAGCTCTTTGGCCTGCTTGCTGTTAGTACGGTCCACGTAGACTTCTGTCCAACCAAACCCACAAGCGTCACGCTCGCCGATCTTGTTGTACATCTCAACGCCTGCTAGGTGTGCTAGGATTAGGCCTGCTTTAATTTGATCTGCTGTTACCATTTTTAGTGCTCCTTTTGTGTTAATGTAAGTGTATTATACTCTCAAACTCAAATGCCGTCAACCATTAGGATTGCAATTCCCATCGCTGTGATGGGGATTAAAACAACTGCCATATTAAAGAGTGCGTGTAACATAATAGCTCCTTTTGTGTGTGTAAGTATGTATTATACTAAAGGCGTCGGATTCTGTCAATCTCTTTCTGTGCCTGTGACATTTCTGCCACATCGTCCCCTCCGGCTATGATCAGCTCTGTGAGCCCTGCTATGGTCAGTTGATCTTCGTAGGGCAGGCTACGGGTGAATTGTACGAGCCTGCTTTTGGTGTCGATGTTCCAAATGATCCTGGCCAGGGTCTTTTCTCTGTGGCTCAGGTTGTTGATGGTTGGCTGGACTCTGATGTTATTCATCGTCCCACTCTCCCCAGCTGGTCATAGCCTCTTTGACCTCAAGGGCCACTTCGTCACCTGTGAGGCCTAGACCGGCAAAGGCCTGGATTAGGTTTTCACGGACCTCATTGTTGTCTACGATACCCATTTTGAAATCAGCGGCCAAGTCGCTGAAGTAATGTATAGCTCCTATGGCTGAGTCTCTGTCTGTCATAGTGTCTCCTTGTGTGTGTCTGTATTATACAGGGTAATCAGTTCTTTGTCAACGATTTGATTCCAGACTCTAGTGGTTTGGCTCTGTATCTGTGATAGATAGGCACTCCGCTTGGCCTTGGGCAATTCCATCAATACACTGACCAGCATGGTCTCTAGATAGCCTGCTGTATAAGCATAGCCTTCGTAGAGTTGCTTTTGATGACGAATCATCTCGGAGACTTTGTAGCAGGTCTCTTGGTACTCTGCTTGAAACTTTTGATTGTTTAGGCCCATGTCAACTCCTTTGCTTTGAATCTAATTGTACCTTCGTACTCCAATTGGTCTTGCTCGAACTCTGTTAGGAAATCGTCTTCAACTACATCCCAGCCAATGACGGTTTCCTGGAAGAACTGGTTGTTTTCTTCGATCGTAGGGCGAAGGCTGTCTACGATCATTTCGCAACGAACGTCAAAGAACTCACCGCCTTTGACGCGATTGTCCAATGGAACCATGTAGTCGTTACCGCCCTTGGCTTTCCAATAGTTAGGGCAGATGCCAGTGCCGTCCCAATCGTGTGCGCCGTAGTTCTCGTATACTTGGGTTTGAATGTGTAGTTTCATATCAGCTCCTTAGTGTGTCTGTGTAAGTCAATTATAACCTCTATCTCCAAAAGGGTCAATCAAAGACCCTTTCAGGCATAGGGCTATTAGCAATCTGGATCAAAGTCGTGCCACTCTTGTGCTTCGTCGGGCTGGCCGTCGTCTTCTACCCAATCTTCTGGGGGCTCGTACTCCTCTGGGTCACAGCCTGTTACTGTATAAGCAAAGTCTTCGCCAGCATCTAAATCCCAATCGTAAGTGTCATTCATAGTGTGCTCCTTTGTTGTCTATGTGTGTATTATACTGTTAATCAATTTGAATGTCAACCATTTTAATTACACCAATCGTTTTTAAGATTCCAGTATTTGTGGACAGGGTTGATATATCCATTTAACACTAATTTACGATCAATGCTTTCTTCATAGTACCCATCAACTCCACAATAGATAGTATAAGTTCTATACTGATTTTCTTTTTTATAGAACAACCATCCCTCAAATTTAACTATTTTATGACTCTGGCTATCAGTCCAGGTGCCTACATTATTTGAAGAAAAAACATTAGAGTCGCCTGTAGGAAACCATTTTGACTCAGCATGAGCAACACCTGTTACTATCATCAATGCTAGGATTAGTGTCTTCTTCATTTAGTGCTCCAATGTGTTGCTGTCTATGTGTGTATTATACTGTTAATCCGTCTGAATGTCAACCAATTTGCCTTGTCTAAAGATCCAGTAGGTTTCTAATCTGTTGTAAGAAACCCACACGCAATCATTGCCTGGTCTCATGTCATAGTAGTCAACTCCACGCTTCTGGAGTTCCTCTGCTATGACCAGTACCTCTAATGGGTTTAGGCGGGGATCAATCCTTTTCATGCCCGCTCCAACTTCCGCATCAATTCGTTGTTGAGGAAGTCCATCTCGTCCCTGCTGACATAGAAGTCAGTGGTCGGATCATAGTAGGAGCCTTCTTTGGGATCATAGTACAGGACACGACCGGAGAAGTTGAATGGACCTTCAAGCCCCTTGCGTGGACCATACTTGTTTCTCATATAGTCTTGGGTGTCTAGTACGCGATATCCCATAGTGTGTGCTCCTTGTTGCGATAGTGTATTATACTGTCTTTTGGCTGAGCATGTCAATGACCTTTTGTGTGTCTTTGCGATCTGCACGAACTAGAACGACAGCGTAGGCCAATAATGCGATTTGAATAATAGTGAAAATCATTTAGTACTCCTTGTTAACATGTATGTATTATAGCACCAAATAATACCCGAGTCAACCGTAGGGTCTTTGGAGTGCCGGGGTGTGGCAAGAATGCAACGGACAAAAGAAAGCCCCTATCTCAATGATAGAGGCTTTCCACACTAACATGCCCAGAGGAGCGGTCTGGGCTTCTAGGGACACTACCCCCTAGATTCGCACATGGATCAGACTAGACCCATTGACAATGCTTTGTAACCTGCGGCTACGATTTCGCGTGATGGAGTGCCCATTACATACTCAACAACCTTAGCGTTGTTGCCTGCAATACGCTCTTTACGGTAGACAGCGAAACCTGACTGACGAACACGGCTAACCTCAGCACTGAGGTTCTTGATGCCAAAACGCTTCTCAGCCTGGCTAGCAGTCAAACGCTCACCAGCTTGAAGAGCTTGGAAGAGTTTGTATGTTTTGGTTTCTTTGTTGAATCTTTTGATTTCCATTTTGTTTTCCTTATGTAATACTGCTGAGCAGTTAGAACTATATTACAACAGTATTACGTCAAGATCAACCTTTAATTTTGCCAAATTCCTTGCTGACATAGTAGTCAATCAATCTGCGTTGGATCATTGTAACCAAATCGCCATGATCATCTGCTACAATGAATCGAACTGGGCTATGTCCCCAAGTGCCAAAAAATTGAAACTGGGCGAAATACTTTCTGTGTTCCTTGTTAGCAGGATCGAAAGCAACCCAAGGTCTACCGTAATAATCTAGTCTGCTCATAGTGTTTGTGCTCCAGTGTAGGGCACCGGGGACTTACCCCGGTGCAGGTTGATCAGTAAGATGAGTTCTCTAACTCTGCATCAACTTTGGCTGTAGTAGGCTTGACTGCTTTGGCAGCGATGGCATCCAATGTAATAGCTTTGGGAGCCTTGGGCTTGGGAGCCTTCTTAGTTTCTTTCTTAGGAGCATCCTTGTTGCCTGCCTTAGGTGTACGCTTGTCCAACTCTGCTTCGATCGCAGCCTGCTTGACAGCATCGCCTTCAGCAAAGTTGATCTGCAACAAGTAAGCGGCAATAGCCTCTTTGGTCATTGGCTCTTTGAGCTCAATAAGGTCAATGTTGGTATGATCGTTCTTCTCTAGTACTTTGACTCTGAGCATATCGTTGGCGAAACGAACTTTAGTAACGCCTTTATGTGTACTGGTACCTGCGACTGTAAATGTGTTAGACATATTAATCTCCTTGTGTGTGAATGTCTGTGTGTAAAAACTAACTCTGCTTCCTAAGCATTAATACTATTGTAACTTCGAAATCTCTCTTTGTCAACCGTTTTATGAGTTAACTGTGTTCCAGGGATCAAACTCTTCTTGTGGCTGATCAGCCACACCAAACTCCTGCTCGATCACAGCCAGGACCTGGTCCATGGGCACATCTAGTATCTTAGCGATACCTTTGGCACTCATTCCATCAATGTACATCTCTTGGATGTCATATACTAGTTCTTTAATCTTACTCATCGTTGATCTCCTTGTCAAAATATTCTACTTGGTCATCTATCACTGATGTCTGTACCACGCGGGGGTAGTCTTCACCACCTAGCAAGTGGCTAAAGTCTGTTAGGTAAGCATAGTCCTCTAAGAAACGCTCTTTGCTCAACATGGGCTCTAGGCTACGAACAGTGATACGAACAGTGGTCACTACCTCATGCTCGTAGACAATATCAGTCATCTCATTCATTTGTTGCTCCAATTGCTCTACACGAATCATATCACTGACTCCTGGGCTAGGGCTTTCTAGGATAGCAAGGCGCTCTTGCGCCATTGCCAGTTTTGTTTTGTAGCCGGTCATACTGTCTCCTTTAGTGATTCTAATGCTTCTGTCAGTGCAACCAACTTGTGATACAACCCTGCTTCACGCTCGTGTACTGTACCACAGTACCAAACACCGTCCCGCATAATGTAGTAGTACTCGCCGTAGCAGTTCTCTACCTGCTCCAGGAACTCCTCAAATGTATGTGCTACCTTCCAGCTGGTGTTGTCTTCGCCTCTGTCTCTGCCGTAGAATGTGCAGGAGTCTGCGTGTTCTGCTTCAAAAGCCTTGCGTTCTGCTTCTGGCAATTCAAAGGCACTGAAGGCGTGCTTGACACCAATGTTAGGACGCAGGCAACTCATATCGCCTAGGCTCACAAGCTGATTGGCCTTGGTGCTGTCTGTGTAGTGCGTGGCTAGGATCTGGCCATTGTGTTCCAAGTAGCCGTCCCAGTGACAGTAGACTGACTTGCAGACATCTCCGTGCATGACTGCGATGCGTGATCTTGTTCCCATAGTGTGTACTCCTTTTAGTGTGTGTAAGTCTTTATTATACAGAGGTTTTACCAATCCGTCAACCACTGTATAGTAAAGACCCTACTGTGTGTAGGGTTGTTGTGTTTATGCAACAGAAGTTTCTGTTACCATAGAGTCCATAAAGCTCTCAAAGTAATCGCCACGCTCCATTGCGTGTATTAGCATCTCGCCGTTGCCAATGCTAGTGCGTTCCATAATGTACTCCGCATAAGCATCGTCTAGCTCGTAACTGTTCATTGCGTCTTCAAATTCTTGTAGTGTCATAGTGTGTTCCTTTTTTGTTTATGTGTGTATTATAGCATAAAATAATAACCCGCACAACTGGCGGGCCTTTGTGTTGTTTATATGCAACAAAAGTTGTCTGCTGTAATTAAACGCTTAGTTTCAATGTACTGTAGTACTGCAATGTAATATTCCCGTACTAAAGTGTCTTGTTGCATTATAGCGTCGTGTAGTGCTTGTACGTCGTGCGTTTTATGGAATTGTGCTAATGCGCTTACATTGTACGCAACATCGTCCGCGTACATGGAGTAATTGCTAGTATTAGCGTCCGGGTTAGTGGCAAAGCATTTAATATAGCTAATTGTAGTCGTATACATTAGTTTATTAATGCGTTTAATGTGCGCAGGCGTAACGGCAACTGCGGGTTTGTTTGCGTGTTTAAGTGCTTGTAGTGCGTAAAACATAGTTTGCTCCTGTTAAAAATGTATTATACAACAAAACAAAAGCCCGCACAAGTGGCGGGTCTTTGCTGTGGCTTAAAAACAACGGTTCATGATCTGGTGAGTTGCCCCACCATCCAGTTAATTACATCACTCATCGTCAGCCTCCTCTGCTTCATACTCTTCAACCTGATCACTGATCCCAAACATCTCATTCAAGTCCTCGGGCAAGATGTCCCACATCTCTGAACTGTTCAAACCAGACAGGTCGTAACAGTCATCGTCACCGTCTTCATAGACCCCTGCAAACATCATACCACCTTCGAAGTAGTAGGCCTTGACCTCAAACCCCAAGTCCTCTAATACAGCGTAGAATGCTATAGGTGGGGCCCAGGCACTGCTGAAACTTGCTGTTAATGATCCATCCTCGTTGATCGAGGCCGAACCTTCATCACCTACATCCCACTTGGTGCCCCACTCGTTCACGCACCAATCATACCAGTTGGTATAACCGAACTTGGCCTTGTTGGCTTCTTCCTTTGCCACTAGATCGATCTGTTCTGGATCTGTGTCTTCTCCCACTCGGCCTGCTACAATCTTCAACTCTGGAGGGACAGGGTGGAACTCATTTAGGAACTCCGACCTCTCTAAGGCATCGTGTGCCCTCTTGATCATTGTGGGGTCACTGTGTGTCAATGTGATTGTGTTGTCGCACCAATTAGGCATTTGTAATCTCCTCAGGTAAGTAAGCGATTAAGAATTTTTCTGGAATCAACTTCAACAGTTCTTCAATAGCAGATAAATCACCGTCTTCAACATCCTTAACTATCTGTTCTAAGGCAAGTTCTACATAATCCATATTAAACTCCCATCTCCGAAAATGTTACTTTGAAATCAATGCTAATTAACTCCTCTGCACAACGAGTCAACAGTTTGAGCTTGCGACTGACTTGTGCACGGCTCAACTCGCCATCGCAGGTCAAATTCTCAGGACTCATCTCGCTGTCAATAATGTCTGCAATCTGCTGACGGTCCGCTGGCTTCAGCAAGCTCAGTGCAGGCTGGCCGAATATGGCACGCCAGCGATTCTTTTGTTCTACATAGTTCTCAAGTGTTGCAATGTTCATCTCTCTGCTCCTTTGTGTGTGTGTAAGTATGTATTATGACAGGGGATTGCACCCCTGTCAACCCCTTTAGGCAAATATTTCTTTGTTTAGGATGTTGTCTTCTACAAGTCTGTGGCAACGATTTAGTGTATACATCATTACCAAGTAAGCATTGGCCCTGTGTGCCTTTGGCATAGATTCTATTAGTGCGTTTATTTCCTCTAGTGTAGGCTCTGTGAATAAGCCACTGTAGGGGATTGGGTTTTGAACTGTGTTATACATTGTAGGCTCCTTTTGTGTTAGTGTAAGTGTATTATACTCTCAATTTACGCAAGTGTCAACAGTTTTTCAAAGTCTGCCATTACAATGTAATAGTCACGCAACTCTGCGAGGCTGAACTCTTCTGTGTGCGCTCTGACATACATCAGCGTCTCTAGCATAGGCATCTGTAGTTGCTGGCTAATTGCGGTAACTGTCTCTAGTGCTTGTGTGATCATAGTCTGCTCCTTTGTTGTCTATGTGTTTATTATACTGCAGATGGTAAAACCAGTCAACCCCATGCACGATATAACCCTACAATGCATATGGTTATTCCCACAATGTTCGTAATAGTCTGTGGCATATTTGCAACTCTGGCACTCCAGCCCAAATAGCACAATCCCCCTAGTGCACCAAAAACTACATTCCAGGGATGTAGTTCCGGAAAGAACGACATTAATGTATACATGCACATGAAGCAGGCAGTACCTGCCCACTGTAGTATTTCATTTAATTTCATGCTGCCTCTCGCAAACGGATTACGAACCCGCTATAGTCTTTCTTTGCGGGCCCTTTGGCCTTTAAGCCAATATAGCCTACTTTGGGATCTAAGAAGCGCAGGTCTGTTTCATCGGCACTGTACATGTTCTCTGGGATCTCATCGTAGACCGCTGTAACATTCATACCCGCTACCAGCGCCTTAACACAATCTTCATCATTGCTCTCTGCACGGCTAAACGTTAGGTGGTAGTTGGGATATTGCGCAGTCTTACGGCCTAAGACTTTTGTATAGTCATAGAACTGTACTGTAGGGAACATCTGGAAGATATTGTCACCCTGTCCGTTGACTACATACTTCTCCCAGCTCAAATCGCTGGTACCATTCAAGCGGAACACTGGAGTCAAGCCCTGCTTCTTGGCATAATTAATAGCCTTGCAGATGTCATTGGCCAGATCCAGCATAAATGCATCGCGATTCTCAAAGAAGTACTTGGTCTTACGTATACGAGCCTTTTGGATCATGTTAGTGTTCTCACCCCGCTTGAACATACCGCCACGCCCCGCTTTATTAAGGCAAGCGTCTGTGCAACCTGCTGTTCGCTTGGGGCATACTTCACGCCCGCTCAAGTCAGCAGGTGCAAGATGCAGGATGAAGCTGAGGTAGCCCAGCTTCGTGCCCTTTTGGATCTTTGGATTGGCAGTACTTAATAATTTGAACATTGAGGCTCCTTTTCAGTGTATGTGTGTATTATAACCCCTAAAGGCACTCTTGTCAAATGCCCTTAGACCCTACAGGGTTTTTATTCTGCTAGTACAGTACCCCAAAAGTTCTCGTAGTCAAAATACGCTACCATACGATCTCCCTTGAAGTATTGCATGACAGCGCCTACATCCTCTGCACGATCCCAAAGGGCCCGTGTTGCAGTCTCAAAACGCTCTGTAAGTGTTTCTGCTATAAAGCTCCAGCTCTTGCCCGCCCCATACAGTACATCTGCTTCTGCTTCGTAGTCGTGTGTGAGCTCTGAATGTACCTCTTGCCCTGCATCGTTAATGTAAAACATAGTGTGTGCTCCTAGTGTGTTAATGTAAGTGTATTATACTCTCAAACTCCTACGCTGTCAACTCATCCCCTCTAACATCCGTGTTCAGTGTAGGGTTAATCTGTCTTCTCAACTGTACTTCCCTACGATGTGCCTCTGCTTTGCCCCTTACGATCTCGTGCACAAGTATCTCTATCTCATCTTTACTTGTAAGCTCTCTTAATGCTATACAAAGGCTCCACTGTTTATCCTCTTTTTTCGCACGATAGTAGTGTTTTGCCGCTCTAGCACGAACACTCTTTAATACAGTACTCTCTGTCTTTGCTGTAACACCAATATAGTTTCCCCCGTTAACTCTGAGCTCGTATATGATGTGATTACGATCTACCCTCTTTTTACGAGCTGTTTTAACTGTAGTGTTATTAGTGCTAGACATAGTGTTAGTGTTTTTTGCTTTCATGTATGTATTATACTGTGGTTTTACCATTTTGTCAACAGTTTAATTGTAAAGATATGTAAAGCATCATTGTGGCTCAAACGCAACACCCCTGGCACTACCGCCTGTGGATATCCTGTGGACTAAAGAAAAACCCTATAGCCGGGTAAACTATAGGGTTTTCAGTACTGAGCTAACGCCGGGATCACTGCTCAGTCCCGCTCTGCTTCTTTACATGCACAATGGCCATGTCCGAACCTCTTGAAGTACAGGTCGCAGATTCGATCTTGTATGCGAGCAGTCTAGGACATGCTCTATTCACAGTATACCCGAGTTCAAACACCTTCAAGCGGTTAACCTTTGACTGTGAGTTATTATTCTAGATCCTACGGTTTATACATATATGTATAGTGTGTATATAGTGTATATATGGTGCGACGTGTAGGACTCGAACCTACGACCAAAGGATTATGAGTCCTCTGCTCTAACCAACTGAGCTAACATCGCGTATATAGTGTAGTATACCTTTCTTATACAGTAGTTATATTATACACTCATATTGGGATAAAAATGGTGAAATTTCACAGGTTTTTGAGTCTTTTTCGGCCAAAATAGGCCAGGTTTTTCATGGTTTCCGCAACATTCAGTGTGGTTTCTACGCTGAATTCTACGGTGCCTGGGGTTGACAAACTGGGTGGGGCAGAACGGTTATAGTCAAATACTCCCACAGTATTCCCACCGTACTTCTCCAATTTCTCACGCGGTTCTCAGCATAAAAAACTGCTCTCAACTCTCATCACAGCATAAGATGCTGTAGGTCGGCTTCCCTATACAGCGGGGTATGTTATACGTGCACTACCCTACAGCGGGGTATGTGTGTATAGTATGTATATAGTGTGTATGTATATACTATACTATGATGGAAAGCTCAGTAAGAATCTCAGTTGATCTTTTTCATAGCGAAACCATACTATGTTATCGGGCACTAGCCAATAGTCTCTGGGATCTACATGCTGTCGAAACCAAGGTTCTAGTCTTGTTATGTACTGATGTTGTGTAAGCTCATAGACTCTTACACCGTAGTAGTTATGGAAACCTGCTGTGTTTTGAGTTTGAGTTCTTAGATACATATGTGTGGTGGTGTGTATAGTCTACTGCACTACTCTACTACTATACGCATCTATTTAATCGGCACGGCGTTGGTGTTAGTGTGCTGTTATCAGAACCGGTATTCTATCTTTATATGACCCAGGGCGGCGGATGATCTTCGGGCTTGATATACTTTGATTAAAGCTACGAGTGGATTAGTACCCCGCCAGTACAGTGTCCACTCGTAGTCGGGTTTGACTCTGTGATCTATGACTTTGTTGTTGTGGATACCGGTGTAGTTCCATATGTATATTTCAATTGTTTTGGTGTTGGTGTTTGTGTTAATCATAGCCAGGTCCAATCCTGCGCCAACACGGGTGTAAGCCCTTACTGTGATCTGGGTATAAAGTACAGATCACCCGGAATCTTCAGCTGATCCACCATGTTGGCTATACAACTGTCCACGCATATTATGCTCTGTGCTGATTCCAAGACCTGTCTGTAGTTGAATATTGATGGGGTAACACCCGGGCGGATGTATATGGTTTGCCAGGTCTCGGGTATGATCGTTGGGTCGAATTGGGCGGTGTGATCTGAGCCTTCCAAGTGTACCACGCAGTAGTCTGCTTGCGTGACTAGGCTGTCAAATACACGGGCTTCTTCGGCTGGGTCTCGGGTGATGTATTCCGCCAAGCGCCATTTGTCCAGGAAGTTGACGCCTGCACGTATATACTTGTACTGATCAAAGCTGGTGTACTGAAAGTACCGCTCTTCACTGAATGGGTGCCCGGTTAGATGCTGGTAAAGCGGGATAATCTCATCACAACGGAAGTTAC